AATCTTTAGGATTTATAATGGAATCATTTATTAGTAATCTTATGTAATCTTCCACTAATCCATTAAAATTAGTTTGACTCATAACTATTCGCTGATTTAATATATTTTTTATATCTGTGCCTGTGATAATTAATTGATCTCCATTTTCTTCATCTGTTTTTAATTCTACTTTTTTTATTTCACAAGCCATTTCATCATCATCACGAATCATATATTTACATTCTTTTATTTTTTTTATATTTTCCCACGAAGCTGATATAACCAATTCACAATCACCTAATGTATTATATCTTGGTGTCCATATAATACTTGAATATGTATCAATTATATATTTTTTATTAAGTTCACTGTCTAACAAATAAACTTCATCCATATACTACACTCCCAAATAAACTTTATAATATTTAAAATATATATCTACTAACATATCAGTTGAGCCTTCATCGGCCAAATAACTAAAGTTATTATCACCAATTTCTAATTGGAAAAATGTAGAACCACTTTCAACATAAGGAATCAAATTATATTCAACTGCATTTCTCGTTAATATTACAGATTTATTTCCTCTATTACAGTTAATCACTAGCTTATCATTTTTTATAAATTTATAATCAATAATAAAATTTTCTCCTGTATTTACATTACGAACTTCCAATTTATTTACTATTCCTATAAATCGAACATCAATAATTAAACCTGTTTTACTTTCACTTTCATTTATAATAGTTGTAATTTTTTCTAATTGCAATGAAGAAAATTCTACAGGTTCATCAATGTTTATTGAAAATGGAAATGTAAAACCTGCAATAGCTTTGGAAATGCTTTTTATAATAGTTTCAACATCTTTAAAATAAGGATTTGGACATAATATAGATATTTGAGCAACTTGTTTTTGTGTAAAAGGCGAAACTTCCAAAGTTTGAACATATCCTTCAATATATACATCTCTTGAATTATTTTTATAATAAATTTTACACCATTCTTTGTTTCTGAAATACTTATATAATTTTTGCCTATTAGTTTCAAGATCTCCATTTATATAAATTGTAATTACTATTTCACGATTAGGAATTTTTGAACTAGTAAAAGAAGAGCCATCACCATTAGCATAACTTGAAGTATTAATTGTCGCATTAGGAGGATTTAATCCTTCAATTTTTGTTACCTGAAAATTCTCTTCATTGTTTGTTAATTCTATTATTGAACCTTTTGTTGTTTCAATTTTTAATGAAAACATTTCTATTACCTCCTAACTATTATGTCGTAGCTGATACCAAATTTAATAAATTCTTTGTTTGTCTATATAATTCCAATCTTGAAGGTTGTTTATTAGCATTTATTACTTGAGTAAAGTTATTAACATTAGATGTTGTATTAGATATGTTGTTTGCATTATATGCATTACCTTTAAGTTGTTTTCGCATATCATCTGCTACTGCCTTTATCCAATATTTATTTCTTTCAAGTGGAACAACCGCTTCAGCTCCATTACCTTCTAGTAATCCAACTTGTCCTTTTCTTAATACTGTACCTCTTTCTAATTCAGGAATTTGAGGAACTGATATTCTAGAAATTAATCCTGAAAATGGTTTTGCACCTACAATTTCTATATCTCTAATTTTGTCCAGTACATTATTAATTGCATTAAATGGAATAGAAACCACCTTATTTATTCCTCTAATAATTCCATTAACAATATTTTTAAATGCATTAACAATTCCATCTTTTATTCCATCAAAAATTTTTCCTCCTGTTGAAAATACATCTTTAACTTTTTGCCATGCATTTTGGAATGTTTCTCTAAAGAAATTTGCAACATTAGAAAATACATTTTTTATTCCATTCCATGCATTAGAAGCTCCATTTTTAAAATTATTCCACATATTTCCAAAGAAGTTTGCAACTGGTGTTATAACTGTAGATTGAAACCATGTCGCTACTGTTACGAATATTCCTTTTATACCTTCCCATGCTGTGCTTGCTGCATTTTTAATTCCATTCCATAAATTAGTAAAAAATTGTGTTAATGGTGTTATAACTGTATTCTGAAACCATGTTGCTACTACTGTAAATATTCCTTTTATACCTTCCCATGCTGTGTTTGCTGCATTTTTTATTCCATTCCATAGATTAGTAAAAAATTGTGTTAATGGTGTTATAATATGTTCATTAAACCAATTTGAAACTACACCCCATATAAGTACAATTGCATTCCAACAACCTTGTGCTAATTGTGCAATTACTTGAAATACACTTGCTATAAAATTCCATATACTTGTAAACAGTTGTGTAAACCAAGAAACCAATGGTTGAAAAAAATTCTTAATTGGTGTAATTACCTTATCATTAAACCATTGGGCAACAGTAGACCATATATTCTTTATTCCTTCCCAAATATTTTGAAAGAAATCTTTAACAGCCTTAAATCCATTTACAATTCCATTTTTAGCCTCTGTAAATTTATTTGTGAACCATGTACCAACTGATGAAAATATATTTTTTATATTTTGCCAAGCATCTCCAAAATGATCAGTTAGAAATTTATCAATATTTTGAAATACTTTTCCTATTGCTCCAAGAACATGATCTTTAAACCAAGACCCTACATTTGAAAATATTCCTTTTATATCTTCCCAAGCTCCTTTAAAATCTCCTGAAAAAACTTTTGTTATAGCAGAAAATAATAATTTTAAATTATCAAAAATCATTTTAAAATAACTTGTTACTGTATCCCATACAACTTTAATATTCTCCCAAGCCGTTTTGAAATATCCAACTATAAAATCAATAGCTGGTTGAACTGCTTTTTTTATATTTTCCCAAAGTCCAATCCAAAAATTTCTGAATTTTTCTGACTTGTTCCAAAGAACAACAAATGCTGCTACTAATCCTGCTATTAATGCAACTACAATTCCTATCGGATTTGCACTCATTGCAACATTTAATAACCATTGTGCAACTGTCGCTCCTTCTTGTGCTGTTTTAAATGCTTGAAAAGCTTTTACTGCTTTAAATATCATATTTGAAACATTTAATGTTAGCATTGCTGTTGCCATTCCTGTAATTCCTGCAATTACTTCATCTTTATTATCAACAATCCATTTTATTAGTTCACTTATTTTAGGTGTTATCTCTCCAATTGCTTTTTTTATTCCATCAAGAGCACCTGCAATATTCTCTGCACCTATTTGTTCAATGATATTTGCTAGTCCGTTAGAAATTGCTGTTTTAACATTTGTCATACTTGTTTCAATTCCACCTGATGCGTCTAATGCTTGTTGTTGAAAAGAAGCTAAACTACCTCCACCATCTGTATTCAACTTAACAATAGCATCTTTTATTTGTTGTGTTGTTACTTTTCCATCTTGCCATGCAGAAAATAAGTCTTGTGATTTTTTTCCTGCTCCCATTACCGCTTCTGCTATTTGATTCATTTGAGCAGGCATTGCTCCATTTATAATAGTCCAACTTTGTAAATCAGGCTTTCCTTTTGCAATTATTTGATACCATTGTTGCATTGCACTACTTGCTATTTCTTGCCCTTGTCCACCAGCCAATGTCGCATTGTTTAATGATAATGTAAGTTCTGTTGCTTCGTCTATGTTTCCACTTAATGCTGCATATTGTTGTTGCATACTCATAATATTAGGCAATGTTGTTGGTAAGCCTTCAATTCCTTTTTTTAGTTTCTGAGTTGTATCTGTAACTGCATCTGTTGTATATCCTAAATTTTGCATTGTTTTTTTGTATGAATTTATTGTATCAACCCTTGCAATTGCAGAATTCAACTGTCCATTTATTTCACTTACTAATTTTTTTATTCCACTCGATATTAAATTTGCTATTGTAGCATTTAATGTTGTAAAACCTTTATTAGCTTTTTCTGTATTTATATTACTTAAACTATTATCCAATTCATCTGCAGCAGATGATGCATTTTCCAACTTTTCTTTATTAGTTTTTAGTTTTGTTGATAAGGTTTCAATATCTTTTGATAATGATTTTGCCTCTGCTGAATGTTTTCCTTGCTCTAATACTACATTTTGATATTTGCTTTTTAGTTCATCTAATTCTTTTTGTTGTTTTTCAATTTTACCAGTTAATGTTTCTGTTTGTGTTGCAACTCTATTTTCTTGGCTTTTTACTTCAGTTAACACACTATTATAGTTTTTTATTTCTTTTTCTGTTTTATTTACTGCACCTTGCTGTTCTAAAATTTTTGTTTTTAGATCATCAGAAGCCTTTTTGTTTGAAATTTGTTCTTGTTCTGCAAGTTTTAATTCTTTTTGATATTTTCTATATTCTTCCGAGGTTTTTGAAACACCTTTATCTGCTAAATCTTGTAACTTTGATTTTAAAATCTCTACAACTTTTCCATTTTCAGTATAAGCCTTATCCATTTCATTTTGTTGTTTTTTATAATTTTCTAACTTATTCTTTTGTTCTGTTAAAATTGTATTTAATGACTTTAATTTAGCACTTACCCCGTCACTCGATTTACTCCAATCATCCATTCCTGCTGCAACTGCTTTAAACTCAGCTTGTGCTAATCTCATATTTTTATTTGCTTCGGTTATTCCTCTTTTTAAATCAGATATATCAGCTTTATAATATGTTGTAATATCCTGACCTTTCGTAGACATGTTTCCACCTCTTTTCTTAAATACATAAAAAAGCACTAGCTATAATAGCCAATGCTTTTTTTAATCTGTTACTGGTACATAACATCTTTTTTTACCATTTACCTCTTTAATATGTGTTTTGCTTTCCCTTTTGTTTGATCTATTATTAAGTCTTCTAACTAATAACATAACTGTAGAAAATCGCTGTTTTCTAATATCAAATGGGCTCAAACTCGGAAAAGTTTCGCATATACTAATTTGTAAATCAAAAAGTATTTCATAGAGGGAAACGTCATCATAGTTTCCCTTATTTAGTTTTTTTCATCTACACCTTTATTTATTTCTAATATACTAGATTTTACAATTGCAACTAATACTTTTGTTATATCTTTAACTTTTGTGTTTTTTAATTCACTATCTGTTAAACCTTCGAATACATCTTTTAGCAATTCTTTTATTGTTCCCATTCCCTTTGGAATAGCTTTTACAACTACCATTGCTATTTCTGTATCAGTACCAGTTTTTATTTGATCTACATCTATTAAGTCCATAAAATCCTCTACTGTTCCAAACATTAAATCGTATGTATCAGTTGAGTATGTTTTTTCTATGTTCTTTTTATTATAAATATTTAATTTTAATTCCATTTTCTATTTCCTTTCTTTCAAAATTAGGCTGTAGCTTTCAAATCATCAGGTGTTGTTACTTTATCGAAGAATGTATCTAGATTTGCTTTTCCATCATTATCTACACTTAAATATTTACAAGGTTTATTTCCTGCCTTTGCAAATTTTACAGCTGTTTGTATTGATGTATATGTATATTCCATATTTGTAGCATCAGTACCATCATTCTTTGTATTATGTGTTTTGTTTCCACCAGTAAATTTTCCTTTATAAATCCAGTTATATTCTTCTACACCACTAACAGTATCAGCAATATAACCTAATGCAAAGTATTTTTTCTTCTTTTGAGTACCAATTAAAGCTCCTGTTGCTTCATCATATGTTGTTCCTTCAATTAGTGCTCTTGTTTTCTTTTCTACAACTGATACTGTTAATGTATATGTATCAGCTCCTTCTGAATCAACAACAATAGCAGCCATATCATCATAATAATGTGTTTCACTTGATTCGCTTACTTCTCCACTTACGGCTTGTACTCCAGCTAATCTTATTACATCACCATAAGTAGCAACTGTTTCTCCCTTTTCATTAACTGTTTCAGTTAATTCGGCAACAACCAAATTTTTTACACCTCTATATTCTTCAAATTTCATTGTTTTTTTCCTCCTATTTTTCAATTATTTGGACATTTATACCACGTCCGGTATGGGTAGGTTCATCACTAATAAGATCATGACCTTTACCATTTACAATAAATTCTTTTTTTATTAATTTTTCTTTTGCATCTAGCAATAATTTATTTATTTTTTCAGGATCACTTGAATAGACATTTAAGTCAAAATCCCATATATAAGTATTAGATTCGTTATCATAATGAGAACCATCATCACTTGTATTATTCCAAAATGTAAAAAAAGTTTCAGGGTAATTTTCATCTTCACTTAAAGATCCTTGTTTAATAATTGGATATCCCATCTCTTTTATTGTTTTTATTAATAATTCTTCCATTACATTCCCTCCAATTTTCTCAATTCACTAAAAAATATATCTTCTTGCTTTTCAATAACTTCATCATGAGTTTTTTTACCCCAAAATGTATCATACATTTTTTGATTCTTCATATACCTTGGTGTTCCATATATCATAAAAATTGAAGCCAGTCCTCCTTGGCTTATGCTAAAACCTACTGGTACACTTCCAACAGTTCCATTCCATTGAATGTTAGCATCTTTTTTTAAAGCTTTTGCAGTTTGACCTGTTGAGTATTTTCCTTTTGCAGGTAAATTATTCTTTTGAACTGCTACTCCTGCCTTTTGAGTTATTATTTTATGAGTTTCAATAAGACCTTTATTGGTTATCTCTTTTACATTACCATTTAATGTATTCATTTTTGAAATAACTTCATCAAATCCTTCAAACTCTATTCCCATTTTGTTTTTATATTTACTCATAATTTTTTAAGCTCCACCTTTAATTCTTTTTATTTTAAATTTTAAAAATTGGTGTCTTTGGTTTATATCTTCCGGTTCATTTATAATATCAAATATAGCCCCATCATTAGCTCTTGCAATTCTGCAAGCACTAGTAATATCAGGTCTATACATAGTTTCAATATTGGCTGTATCTTCAATAGAATACACACCATTTACATTTCGTTCTGTACCACCATACGTTTTAAAACTACCAAAGAATAGATTAATTGAATTTCCTTTTTTATCTTTAACATTTAAAGCCTCTTCTATTGATGGATATTCTTTTTTTACTACTCCCCTAACATTATTAATTGACTTTGGTATTAATAAAATAAGTGGTATAGGATTTGTTATATTTATTGAAAATCCACTCATTTTTCATCACCATCCTTAAGTGCTAATTGAGTGGCTCTTTGCCAAAAATATGTTGATAAATTTGATTTTTGAAAATAAACATCATCAATACCTCTTGCAATTACTCCAGCTGATTTTTCATCATTAACAATAGATGGTGCTATTCCCCCATCTATCATTAATTGTTTGATTTCATCAATCCAGCCTTGAATAATATCATCTTGGTAATTTCCTGTAATTCCCAAGCATTCCTTTACTTTTTCTAACATATTACTGCTCCTTTTTTAGTCTACTTTTTCAACTAATCTTCTTGTATCAGATAATAATTCACTTGCTCTTTCTTTCTCAAATTCAACAATATCATTTTCTTTATAGTCTCTATCATTGTATTTGTCTGTAAATGCAATTCTAATTTTAAGTCTTATTTTTTCATTATCTGATCTTTTGTTGTTTGTCTTTCTACTTGTTTTTTCTTTCTCTTCTTGTTCTTCTAAATGTTCTGTCTTTTCTTCAGTTTTTTCTGTAGATTCTTCATCTACATCAGTATTTTTTTCAATTGTAACTTCAGGTGAATTAACATCTATTACATCATTTTCCTTTAAATCTTCTCCTGATACAATATCATTTTCATTAATTACAACTTGTTCTTTTTCAACAATTTCATTTTTTTCAACAGTTGTTTCATTTGCTTGATTTTGTGTTTTTGCCATTTTATATACTCTCCTTTTTAAAAATAATGAATTAAGGGGATTATCATCCCCTCATCTTACCCTTTTACAGATTTTTTTAATAAATAGATATAGTTTGTGTTTAATGGTTTACCATCTAAAATAACTAAACCTTTTGTAATCCATTTGTTTTTATCTTCATCGAAATATCTCTTATATCCAAATGTCATATTTGAGTTAATACCATAAGCTTTTTCAGGAACCCAGAATATTCCAAAATATTCTCCATTTGCACATAAATCAAATGATTTGAATAAATCTTGTTCTGTTCTAAGTACAGGATATTCATTGAATTTATATTGTTTATCACTAGCATCAAATCCAGCCTTATTTATTGGTTGATTATTAGCATCTTTTAAAGTACATAAATTACCTACATAAGTTTGTTTTGCCATAGCAAATTCAGGATTAGCTCCTTCCATTCCTAAAGGTATATTAGCAAATAATTTTTTCTCCCATGCTGTCCAATCAGCAATTTCCTCTTCTGTAAATTCTATAATATTAGCTGCTGGAATTCTTTTTAATCCTGCTGCAACATCTGTAAGTATTCCTGTTGGTTGTGCATTTCCTGTACCTTTTAAAACTGCTATATCTCTAGCTTTTAAATAAGCTGATAATAAAGCATTTATTAATTCTTTTTCAAATACTTCTACACTTAATATGCTTTGTAGTAAAGATTGTGCTATTCTTATTTCTCCTATATGGTAAGAGAATACAACGCTTCCTTTAGCTCCATCTACTTTTTGATCTGCACTAACACCATGTTCTTTGTCATTTCCTTCCGTTCCACTCCATGTGAATGTTGCGTCAAAATCAGCTATTGGAACTTCAACACCACCTTGAACATTTAACATACGAACTCTTGAAGAAAATTGTCCATATGAACCTTCTATTTTTTTGATTAATTCTTGTAATACTGTATGTGGAATTAATACTCCTAATTCTTCACTTGTTACTTCTCCTGCTGCTCTTGTTTCAGCACGATATTGTGTTAATATTTCATTTAATTTTGCACTTCTTGTTCCTGTTTGAGCATATTGTTTGAATGCCATTCTATATTCCATTGAAGAAAGTATATCTTCTTCATTATTTGAAGCTTGTCCTCTTTGATTCATTTTTGCTCCTCCTATGACATTTAAAACTGCATTTGGATTAAATCCATTTGCACTTCTTCCTTCGTCTGCTTTATCATCTTTTTTGTCATCTTTTTTATCTTCTGCACCATCATCATTGCTATCACCATTTCCGTTGTCATCCTCTAATTTTTTTAGTTGTTCCTCTGCATCATTAATTTCATCTCTTAATGCTATTAGTGTTTCTCCTAAACTTCTTACCTCATCAATATCTTGTGAGTTTTTCATTCTTTCTTCTTTGTCCTTTAATTCTTTTCTTTTTCTTTCAATTAAACTTTGTAAAAATTTTTTCATTTTAAAATCCTCCTAATAAATATTTTATTTTTAGCTTTTCAAGCTCTAATTGTTTTGGAGTAGTCTCCACCGCTCCACTTCTAGCAGTGTCCACCGCTAGTCGTGCAGTATCCACCGCACTTTTATCTCTAGCAGATATTGAAGTATCTTCATATGCAGGAAATGTAACTGCACTAACTTCAACAACTGTTGAAATTGATTTAATATGTCTTGTTGGATAATCTGTGTCTAAATCTTCCCATTCTTCATCTTCGATTCCAAACATAAAAGACATACCTGTTATGTCTCCTCTCTCTATTGCACTATATAAATTTCTAGCTTCTGTATTATTTTCTATATCTAATTCAACTTGAATTTCCATTCCTTTATCATCAACAGATAACTGCATTGTTGAATTTTTTGTATTTCTTCTTGATCTTGCAAGAGGTATCTTTGATTGATCATGATTTACTAAAAATCTAACATCCTCTAAATTCGTATTTTTCAATGCTCCTTTTTCAATTACCTCTGCAAACATTCCTGCAATATCAGTTTTACTTTCATATACTATTGGCCTTCCAATTATTATATTTCCTCTTTTTTCATCTTTTTGAGCACGTATATCGAAGTCATAATTTCTTCTAATTAACTCCTTGTTCATCTTTGTTACCTCCACCATCATTATTTTTTTGTTCATCCGTTTTATTATTCTCTGCATTTGTTTTATTACTTGACATAGCAATTTGTCCTGCTAATTCAGGAAGTGGTTTCATTCCAAATGCTGTACGAACTTCATTTTTATAGCAACTTCCACTATCAACCAGTAAATCAAATAAATCTATTTTTTGTCCTGTATCCATAAAAATCAACTCATGTGGATATAATACAACCGCATTTCCAAAGCCTTTCTCCCTTTCCGTGAATAATCCCATTGTGATTGCTTCTCCTGTTTTCTTAATTATTGGTTCAAGACTTTTTTGATAA